ATGTACGTATCTCCTTCTAAAGAAGCAGTGGTTGATGAACTTAAAACAAATACTAAGCTTACAAACGTAATTGCACACAGAAACAAGATTCAAAACAGCTCATACGCATTTATGGATTCTGGTTATAAATATCGTTACGATAAGTATAATGACGTATATCGTTATACACCACTTTGTGGCGATATGGCAGGTCTAGCATCTCGTGTAGAAACTTGGGAATCACCTGCGGGCTTCCGTAAAGGTTTGATTAAGAATGTTATTAAACTAGCATTTAACCCAAGCAAACCACAAAGAGATCAGCTTTACTCAGCAGACATCAACCCAGTAATGGCTCAGGCTGGTTCAGGCATTATGCTCTTCGGAGATAAAACAATGCTTGGTCAAGCATCAGCATTCGATCGTATCAACGTACGTCGTCTATTCATTGCGGTTGAGAAGTCTATTGCTACTGCAGCTGAAAGCTTCTTGTTCGAACTAAATGATGAGTTTACGCAAACTCAGTTTAGAAATATTGTCGATCCATTCTTACGTGACATCCAAGGGCGTAGAGGTATTATCGACTTTAGAGTTATTTCTGACTCGAGAGTGAACACTCCTGAAGTGATTGACCAAAACAAATTCCGCGCAAGCATCTTCATCAAACCAGCGCGTTCTATCAATGTTATCGAACTAACATTTGTAGCAACAAGAACAGGTGTCGAGTTTGATGAGATTGTTGGTCAGTTAACGTAATAAATAGATTTAAAAAGGAGAAAAGATAATGGCATTCAATATCAACCAGTTCAAATCAGAACTCGTCGGTGGCGGTGCACGTCCTACGCTTTTCCAATGCCAAATCACTAACCCGATTTCTCCAGCAGCAGATATTAAAGTGCCATTCATGGTACGAGCTGCTGGGATTCCGGAATCAGTTGTAGGCCAATTTGTCGTACCATACTTTGGACGCCAAGTTAAATACGCAGGTGATAGAGTATTCGCGGATTGGACAGTCACGGTCATTAACGATGAAGACTTTGCTATCAGAAACGCAATGGAAGCTTGGTCTAACGCAATCAACTCGCACGATTCAAATACTAGAGCATTGCCACAGGACTACAAATCAACTGGACAGATTACTCAGTTCAGTAAAGACGGTAGCCCTCTACGTACTTATATCTTCGAAGGCATGTATCCAATTACAATTGATGGTATCGCGATGGATTGGCAGCAAACTGACTCAATCGAAGAATTTAATGTTACATTCCAGTATGATTTGTGGAGAGTTGAAGGCAATACCGGCATCCCCACTACTTAATTTATATAATGAAGGAATAACCTTGTGAAGATATTTGGCTTTGAAATCAAAAGAGAAGGCGAAGAGGACGACGTAAAGCAACCCGTCTCCTTCGCCGAACCTATTAACACCGACGGTGCGATTACCGTCGGCAATGCTATGGGCGGGTTCTATAGCACACTTCTTGATATGGAAGGTGCTGCTAAAAGTGAATCAGAACTCATAACAAGATATAGAAACGTCGCAGCACAACCTGAGCTTGCTCAAGCAGTTGATGAGATTGTAAACGAAGCAATTGCGGTTGATACTGACGATGATGTCGTTCAAATTGTTCTTGACGATACAGACCTACCTGATAAAGTAAAAGATAGACTTATCGAGCAATTTGAAGAGATCCTTACTCTTTTCGATTTCAGTGCTAACTCTTACGACATTTTCCAAAGATTTTATGTCGATGGTAGACTAAACTATCATGTTATCATCGATAAAGAAAATTTAAAAGATGGAATTAAAGAGCTACGCTATGTAGATCCTCGCAAACTAAAGCTTATCAGAGAAGTTGATAAGAAAGGTAAAGACGAGCACTCTGGTATTCCTGTTAAGAAAGTAAAGAACGAGTACTATATGTACTCAGAAAATGGCTTTACTTCAGAAGCAAATGCACCTAATGGTTCCGGTACTCAAGGCTACAAAATCTCAAAAGATTCTATTGCAAGAGTTACTTCCGGACTAATGAATGAAAACAATTCGCTTGTTCTTTCATACCTGCATACTGCTATTAAGCCTCTTAACCAGCTAAGGATGCTTGAAGATGCGACAATCATTTATACTCTTACGAGAGCTCCTGAAAGACGAATCTTCTATATTGATGTTGGTAACTTACCTAAATCGAAGGCTGAACAATACTTAAGAGATATGATGATCCGCCACAAGAATAAGTTGCAATATAACTCAGCAACTGGTGAGATCAGCGATTCTCGTAAAATGATGACTATGACTGAAGATTTCTGGTTCCCACGTCGTGGTGGCGAAAGATCTACTGAAGTTGATACATTAGCGGGCGGTACTGCTCAAGCACTGAGCACAGATGAGAATCTTCAGTACTTCCAACGTAAGCTTTATAAGTCGTTGAAGGTTCCACTATCTCGTCTTGAGCCAGAAACAATGTACTCATTTGGTCGTGTTTCAGAAATTACTCGTGATGAATTAAAGTTCGCTAAATTTGTAAAGCGCTTGAGAGCTCGCTTTGCAACTCTATTTACTCACGTTCTTGAGAAGCAAGTAGTTCTAAAAGGACTTATGACTCCTGAAGAATTTGCTGAGATTAAGAACTTCATTCGTTACGACTTTGTTCAAGACAACTATTTTGAAGAACTAAAACAAGCTGAGATTATTAAAGAGCGTATGGCAACACTTCGACACGTTGAGGATCATGTAGGTGTTTACTATTCTCGCGAGTGGGTAATTCGTAACGTTCTTATGATGTCTGAAGAAGAAATGAAAGAAATGAAAGAACAGATCGACCAAGAGGCAAAAGAAGCACCTGAAGAAGAAGTTCCAGACGAGCCTCAAGAATCAGTCAAGTCCTCGAATAACA